TTTATCTGCGGCTTTATTAACGGCTTGAGTAGACTTTGCGGCTCTATCCATAGCCGTAGTAAATTGAGAGGTGTCGGCCTTTAGTCGAGCGAGTACATCAACGACTGACATCTACTTTCACCTTCTTCTTTTAGCCTCTTGTTCTTGCTCCCATATCCGCAACCGCTCAAGCGATTCCCACTCTGCCAGTTCTATAGCAGAGATAGGCTGAAAGTTTGGACTGCCGTATAAAAGTTCCTCGACAGTCCTACCTAAGCGTTCGGCTAGTTCGAAGACGAATCTTCTGTAGCCGTTGCGGAGGAATCTTTTCCCACTGCGTCAGCACTTTCTTGTGTGAATCCCGACAACCTCATGCCAACTGCGGCTAGGCGGTCTAATGCCGTAGCGGCTTTGGCTAACAAAGCGTCACGGTCTGCTGGCTTAAAAATTTGCTCGCCTTTTTCTATATCGAAAGATGTAGCGATAACAATTTCAGGGTAAACAAATTGCAGATTTACGCCGCCTTTATTATCAATGGCAAGGTCCATGATACGTGTGCGCTCTGCACCTGTCATACCACGAACTTCTACTTTTACAGCCCACTCTGGAACATCCACTATTTCAGATGGAATATCCTGAGCAGATAAGATTTGGTCTCTAATGGACACGTTTTCTCCTTTGGTCTCGTTGGACTCGGTTATCGGGATTCTACTGCTTTTTTAATTATTATGAGTAAGTACCGCGAGTTACGGCACCTGTAATTTGGAACTCCGCTGAATAAGAAACAACGTCGCCTACTCCTGCTGAGGTCTCATATGAAGTCATAAAACACTCACCTGTATATTTTGTGTAGGTTGCAGTTGAACCTTCAGGACCATACTCAAAAGAAACTGAGGCTTCTTGACCTAAGATTCCTGCTAAGTGAGCGTCTACAGTAGCGTCAAATGAACCTTCAACGCTGATAGTTTGATTCTTGAACCCGACTACATAAGAGCGGTCAGATGAACCAAATGAGGTTGTTTCTAAAGTTTCTGCTTCACGAGGAAATGAAACAGAGTTGAGGGTGTTGCTGATATCAGTAAGAGTTCCGCCTGAATTATCTACTTTGAATACGGCGGACTTACCATGTCTGAATGTTGGCATTATTTTATCTCCTTGAGAAAGCGATGCTGAATGTGATTGTTCCTGTACCTGAGGCAGGGGTAACAACGGCGCGTAAATAGCGATTTACAGTAGTGCCTGCGGCGACTACTTTTCGCTCTGAAGTTGCTGTTGCTATTGCCACAGTTGCGAAGGTGGTTAAGTCTGCCCAAGTTGAGTTATCAGCCGAGTGCTGAACTTTGGCCACCGATGTTGCTGAGCGGGTGTTTGCAGTTACATGAAGATGAGCCACTCCGCCATTTGCTGAGGAAGCACTATTATCTACACTTGTACCTGTTGATGTCGTTGTTGCTGCGACGTTACAGCCAAGCCATACGCCGTAGTCAAGTCCACCATTTGCCACCGCTTCACCCGAAACGGCAACAACATCTGTTAGCGGACTGCTGATTTCATACCCAGTAGAGGCGGAGTCCACAAGAATCGCCCTACCTCCTATACTTGAACTGTCTTGGCTAGTACTAATAACTTTGTTAGTCGTATTGCCCAAGGCACTTGCTAAAATTTCATCTACTGCGTCTGCGGTTCCATCGAATAATCCTTCAAATGAAATAGAGCCATCTGTATGGCCGACAATGTAAGAGCGGTCGCTAGAACCGAAAGTAGTAGTTTCAGGAGTTTCGATTCCATTACTTACCGAAATACTATTTAAGTAGGTAGTTAGATTGAACTCGTCTGCAAATAAAACGGCATTTTTACCGTGGCGAAACGTAGGCATTATTTCTCCTCAACTGGACGCTGGAATGGAGTGCCATCTTGTAAGAAGCCATCGCCATCAGTATCAACAGCGGCAGGGTCAAAAGTTTCTTCTACCACAGGAGTAATTGTTTTTTTCGACTTACCATCTGCAGGCTCGATTAGACCTTGGTCAATTAGCCATTTAGCAGATTTTTCAGGAATGTCAGAAACTAAAGTTCCTGCTTCTGCCCGCTTGTTTGGCGGGTAATCAATCCCCACCAATACTCGGTATTGGGTCATGTAACGCCTCCTTTAGGCAACACAGACCCAACTACCTTGGGCCTTAACGGCTCTATATGTAGCGGGGTCTCGATGGACTCGGTAAGCAAAGATTAGCACTCTTTTACTTAATTAAGTGGCTACGCCTTACTTTAGTATCGCTATATCTGTAACTCTTATTTGAGGATACATACAAAAAGTTAAAACTCCTGACTCTGATTTTTCACCAGTTATCTCTTGCCACCAACCGCTACCGCCATCCATAGCAGGGGCTTGCAACCAAACACAACCACCCCAGTCAGCAACTCTAAAATGATGATAGTGTCCTGAAACTAAGACATCAGCACCACCTACGTGTTGGCGACCTAAAGCCTGTCCTTCTAGCCACCTTCTTAATTTGCCTTCTACTCCAGTCCCGCCTCTTCTTGCGGCATGTCCGTGAGTTATACCTAAGACCCAACCCGCCACTTCGGCTGTAATGCTTAATCTGTCTTTAGGGATAGCGAACTGAATATGACCAAATGCCTCTTCATTGGCTTCTAGAATCTCGGCGACTTGTTCAACTATGGCTACGTCGTCGTTATCGTTTAAGGTTGTATAAGACTTACCTGAACTATTGCGATTTTCTCCATGGTTGCCTGCCACGGCTAATACTTGCACCTGAGGGAAGTATTTACTCCATCTCATTAAAGCATCACGTAATAATCGCCTAGCGACTTTGACTTGGTCTCGCCTATCTAACTCTACTGAGAAAGTTTGTTGAGCGTAATGGCCTACGCAACCCTCAATAGAATCTCCTGTCCATAAAACTACTAACTTACCTATTGGGCGTTTAAGTTTTTCTAATTCTTTGATACGGATTTCTACTTTATCTATACCGTTAAGAATACGTTCAATTGTTCCTTTTAACCCATCACCATCTGCTTTACCAATTTGCCAATCAGATAGCACAACAACTAAAGCGCCTTCGCCAATGAAAGTAGTTTTTAATTTAGGCTTGTATTTTTTAATTTCATTTTCTAATTCAGCAACATCTTCTTTATCGTTGCCATCTTTAACTTGGACTACTTTGCCTTTCCATTGGCGATTTAATGCGCCTTCAGGATTTCCCCATACGTTGAATAAAACTGGTTCAACTACTCTAAACTTTTCAGGGTCTAATCCCCAAATTCTCAGTATCGCGTCCCAATTCGGGGCTTCTTCTAATGGCAACGCATTAGTAGTTATAGTTCCTTCATCGCCATTCCAAATAACACCAGCCTGCCATTCAGCACCGATTTTACTTACTTTTGGTTCTATTGTCGGATTTGTTGTTGTCTTTAATAATTTGTCCATCTCATCATCTAGGTTCATGGACAAGAACAACCACCGCCTTTAGCGCGTCTTCGATGTCTGCGCATAACTTCTGCACTGACTACATAATCGAATTCTTTTAGTAACGCTACTAGGTCTAAAGACAAAACAGAATCATTTGCCATCAACGCTGTTAATTTGCCTTTAGTAGGTTCGGCTAAACTATCTAAAACTTTTTTAACCGAACAGACCATTCCGTTAGATTTTTTAGCGGGGGTGAAATTATTTAATGCTTCGTCGAAACTAAGCGACTTGCTGGTTGATTGCTTTACATCTTCCGCAGTTAAGTTTCCATGGTCTAGAGAGGAACTCTGCAAGGATTCTGTTACAGCGCCAACATCTTGGATATTCGTCACGATTTTCTCCTCGGGCGTAAGGGTCTCGTTTACCCTCCTGCTCGCCCAAGTTTACACATCCACATGACAGTCTAGGTTAAAAACGACACGAGGCCTGTCCAATTGGTCGGCACCAAGAGGATACAAACCGCCAGATGAAGATACTCTCATAACAGTAACTCCTTCTACGCTTACATTTGTCATACCTGCGACTAAAGTCCTTAAAGTGTCTGCCAAGTCCCTAGCCGCAGGGTAATCATCTCTGCCTGCCCTAACAGCAATTTGTATGCTTGGGCGGTCTATTTCGATAGCCTTATTTCCAAAAGTTTCAATTGGGGCTATGCCTTGATATTCATAAACACACACGCACACATCAGGAGTATCGGGCATTTTGGCTAAAAACAGGTTAGTGCCTAAGGTTAAAGTAGCGTTGTTGTTATCTATGTAAGTTCCTACCGCCTCTAATATCGTTGCCATTAGTAGCCCAATACTCTAGCAACTGAGGCGCTTAAACGACTCGCCATGCCTTTTATTTGCCGCTTTACAGGATTCTCTAAGAATTTAGCATTAGTTCCAGGATTATGGCGAGCCTCTAAATCTTCATGAACATAAATTCCGTAATCAGCGGCTGCCCCACCATAACTAATTTCAACTACCATTTGACCATTTTCACTAAAAGGCAACCCTAATTGTCCTGAGTTGCGCAAATTGCCTGTATCTACTGGGACTTCCATTTGACTTTGAGCGAATACTGCTGCTGCCTCTCTATAAAGGCTTTGTTCTAAAGCCTTAGCCGCCTTAGGTCCGCCTTTAGTTAATAATTCAGTAAGTTTGCGGAAGTCAATCTCGACCTCCATAGTCCTTTTAGCACTAGCCATTTAACGCTCCAAAAGTAACAACTGTATGGTGAACAGTAGGGGTTCCATTAGCACTGTATTTGACTTTCTTTACACTTATTATTCGAGGGTCAATCCCAGTATCAGGCAAATCTAATCTATCACTTTCAGAGATATTAGCGTCCGACATTATGTAAAGTTTGCCGCCTTCTGCCACTTGATTACCTTGCTCATCTCTCGAGTTTGATTTTTCAACGATTAAATGACAATTGTAACTAGTTCCAGTAGTCGCAATAGTTTTTTTGCCATAATTATTTAGGGAAGAGGCGCTATAGACTGTGACTGTATGAGTCATATCGTCTAGCCAATGGTTGGGCTGTCCTGCAATGTAAGGCATAGTCCCTCCAGTTTATACTGTGTAGTCGTGAAGTCCTGTACGGAAGTCTGTTGTGTAAGTAGATTGCGACTTGTCTGCCGTATTAACTATTGCTTGAGCGTTTATCTTTATACTAGGCGGATATAAGTCTGCCTTTTGCCCTCTTAAACTTTCTGCTAAAGCCCTAAATTCGCCAGCCGAGGTAGCGTAACTTTCTGAAATAGATAAATCGCCTATGCTTCGACTGTAATTGGTTTTATGGGCATATGCACCTGCAATAATCTCTGCCCCTGCTATAGCAGCGTCATACACATTACCCCAAGTAGTTAATAGGTAAGTAATCTCTTCATCTTGTAAGTGAGCGTCGGTAGAGTCAGTATCTTGAAGTAAGAAACGGACTTTATCTCGGTCGCTTGTGGGTGCTACGTATGTAAATGCCATGAGTCAATCATACCGACTAACTGTAGATATTAAGACTCGGCTGGCGTTTCTTCTATAACTTCAGTTACAGGCGGAATATATGGAATAGGATTTAATAACTCGTAAATAGTTTGCTCTGCCCATTCTCTTGCCTCTTCACTGCTAGCGAAAGGCGCTCCTCCCACTGGCTTTATAGGCTGAAAAATGTTGGGCGATCCATCTTCGTTCATATTATCTGTGTCGAAAATTGATACAGCGTTATCTGCGCTGACCGTATATGTGTATCTACTCATTAGGGGTTATTCCTTCCCAAGTTAGTTTCATCATTTTGTGATGAGTAAGTTTAACAGATGGGTCGAACCAAATAGTGTAGCCAAGGTCTAAAACTCGCCTGCACCATGAAAGGTCTTCTCCAATCATGTTAAAAGTATACTCTTCTCCACCTTCAAGTAAGAAAGTTACTGGTGCGGACTGGAACCAAGGGCGACTTAATTGCTCAAAAACTCCTTGTTTTACGCAAAGAAAGCCGAAACCTGTGCCCTCAATTTCTATTTCTTCAGTTAGAGCATTAACTTCAGCAACAGTAAACGCAGGCCCGCCTAATTTTCTATAAACTACAACTGAACCATTGCTTATCATATAACCGCCTGTAACAATATCTTTTTCACTTCGATAAAGTTTTAAGATATGGTCGGGGCTAAATTGGATATCTGAATCTATCCACAACAACTTATCGTAAGTTATTTCCCCTTGAAATGGTCTTCTTTCAGTTAGCGAATTTATTTTAGTACCGCTAACAGTTATTTCGCGGGCATCTGCTACATGCGAAGAATAACCTGTTCCAAGACCCCAAGTTATATTGTTTTCTGCTGCAACGCCTGCCCAAGCCATCAAAGAAGTTACATAACTAGCCATCATTGAATGACCAGGGGTGCAAATCATTAAATTTATATGAGGCGTTTTATTCTCGTCTATCATGAATAATTATAGATGGTGTATTGCGCAGGGGTAGGATAATGTTTTGCCATCCAGCCGTCATTTTGAAAAACGTGGCCAACAAGTCCATTGCTAGCAGTTGACCAACCCCAATGATGGTATTGATTGGCGTATTTTTCTCCCGTTGGGAATTGTTGCCAAGTAATAGCGTCAGTTGAAACTCTCGCTATACCGTATTGTATTAGCCAAAAATATCCTCCTCCAGTAAAAAAATTACCCCCTGAGTTTGATTGATTTTCGTCCATTGTTGCTTGCGGAAGGGAACTGTTTAGCGCAGCACCAGTCAAAAGATCCGCTTTCGCGCTTGCAGTAATTGCTTTAGCAGTCCAAGTCGTTCCATTTGTTGAATAAGCAGCGTTAGTAACGCCACTTACATTTTGTCCTATTAATAAGTAAGTATTGTTATTATACAAACACACATTCCAATTAGTTGAGGTGGTCGGTGAGGTTCTTGAACTCCATGTATAGCCATCAGTTGAGGTAGTGATAACTCCAGAGTTGCCTGCTGCTACATAAATAGTACCAAAATTAACACAATTCAAACTATTACTAACGTTACTATTACGAGTACCCCAAGTCACTCCATCAGTAGAAACTGAAAGGTTCGCGGTAGAAGTGCCGCTGTCAGTAACAGCAACAAATGTGTTTGCAACTGTTCCTTTACAAACACCCATTATGTTGTCACTTAGCCCATGTGTGATGTTTGTCCAACTAGTCGAGTTAGTGCTTGCCCACAATTGGTTGGCTTGACCAACAAACATCCGAGTGTCGGTGAGAACGACACATTTAGTCGCTGCACCTGTGACGCTTAAGTCGCTAGTCGCCATTCGGGCTTCCTGATCGAAATAAGTACTTGATATACCGCTAAATGTAGTAGGAGTAAGCAGCCAACCAAAGCGAGCCTGTGTGTTGGAACTATTGCGGTACCCGACTATTGGTGCGCCTACATCTAGGTTTGACACCGCTGACTTGAGGCCTGCAGCCCTGTACAATTGAGTATTTGGTTGGCTAGAATAATATCTTTTACCCGTAGGCCCATGGTCAAATCTTCCATCAACATATAGCCATATTTGGCTCGCAGTGGTTAAATTCACCACAATAGAATCATTACTTAAATTATTGCTTGCGTACTGGTCGTTAATACTGTCGCCATAATGCCATTTTGGCGCATCTTGAACGTCCTGGTCATTGGCGTCAGTGCTTGCGCCGTAGCGAGTGCGCCCTCCGCTAGTATTTACAGCAATTACATATTTACCAGCAGAAAGAGTGGTTGTATAAAACCCTTGTGTTGAATAAGCGGTGGCAGCAACTGAACCCGCTCCAACGTATGGCGCTGAGGCAGTAGAGGGTGCTGGAATCGATTGAATACCCATGTTATGCAATCTCCATTCCTGATATGTGGAAGTTAATAGTTGTTGCTGAAGCCCCACCATCAATAACTTGGGCTGCAGTCAAAACTTGTTTCAAATCAATAACAGTTGTTGTGTCTGCTGCAATTGTTACTGCGTCAAATAAAAGTACTTCTGAACCACTTGGGCCAATAGAAAGAGTAAATGTTCCCGCTGAAGAAGCAGTATTAGCAATAGCGATACTTGTGATTACTGTCGTCGTCGCTGATGGAACTGTGTAAAGATTAGTTGTGACTGTGGTTGTTGCTGCGCCTCTGAAAAGCACTTTTGCTGAGTTTGCCATTTATTTCTCCTTGTTAGCCATTCCGCTAGGGTTAATACTACATTACTTATCGAAAAAATTGGTTAAAACGCACTCATTATCACTGAGATTTCTAAGTTGCTCAAGTCTGAGGCGATTGCCAGCGTTCCTGAACTGCTTGGAAGAGTAATTGTTAGGTCTGCTACTGGATCTCCAGCAGTCAAAGTAGTCTCAAAAGCGTCAGCAGTAGTACCTTCAAATATCAAAGATTGGACTGCGCCTAGTTCTAACCCTGTTACCTGACCAGTAAAGGTTGGACTATCTATAGTTTTATTGCTTAGCGTCTGCGTGGCGTCTAAAAGGCATACAGTTCCTGTCGCATTTGGTAAAGTAATTGTTCTATCCGCAGTTGGGTCAACTACTGTTAATAATGTTTCAAACCCATCATCTGTTGAACCTTCGAAGAATAAACCAGTATTGCCGATAGTTTTATTAGTGAGCGTAGTAGTACTACTTGGAGTTACGTTTGCTCCCACTTGCGCTTGGACATAAGTATCAACATCAGTGGCTAAATTGAGTAAATCTTGAGGGATGTTTATTGAGTCGCTTGAACTTGGATATCTAATACCTGCGGGCGTGGTTGGCATATTTATTCTCCTAAACTATCTCTACGCCGAAAGCATTAAACGACATAGTTGCTGATGAGGCGTAAATAGTAACAATATCTGCGGCATCCATAGTAATGCCTATTGTATGGGTTTCAGTAGCATTTGCCCCGATAGAACGGTCATAGGCCACATAATGTTTGGCTGCGAGAGTTTCGCCATTAGGGCGAACCGCTAAGCGGTATGTCCCTGCTGACCCTGCCTGATTACATATCGTGACAGAAGACAAAATAACTGAGGTTTGAGAAGGTACTGTATAGAGGTTTGTATTGGTCGTCGCGCTTGGATTACTTTGCGCCAAAACTTTATAGGTTAAAGCCATTACTGTTTCGCCCCTATCAACATTAGTCTGTTTATGCGGTAAGCCTCATTACGCAGTATATCAGCCGTATCTCTATAAGTGAAAGTGAAGGTAACGCCTGTCGCGGCTCCATAAGTAGCATAAGTAGAAGCCAAAGTCGCATAAGTTAAGCCTTGTAAACTTAACGCGCCATAAGAGCCATCAATAGAAGTTCGGGTAATAGATAGATAAGGGTCGGTTAGAGTACCAGTATTACTCAAAGCATATCCGATATTGTTTATCAGTGTGCCGACTTGAGCATAAGTCCAAGTTTGCGCAGCCCCAGTAGAGGCGCCATAAGTTGCGTAAGCACTTGCCAATGCCGCATACGTACCTCGCTTGGTAGTTAAATGCGCATAGGTAGTTCCGCTCACTTGCCCGCTATCTACGGTATCACGGAGTTCTAAAGAACTGGCAGAATAATCATAGAGGTCGGCAATGCGGTCAATTAGTTCTTGAATACGAGCCTCTGTAAAATTTAATTCCCCTGTCGTGCTGGCTCCGTAAGTTGGGAAAGCCGCAGCAAAGTCTTGGTATCTATCGCTAAATAGGGCTAAGTTTTCATAAGTATGGGCCGCAACTAAAGCAGGACTATCATCTAAATCTTCTTCTTCTTGCTCGATACGTACTTCAAGAGGTGCAAGCAAATCTGCGGAAGCAGGTTGTTGGTAATCTAAAACAGTCGCTGTCGGCCTTAAATCAGAGATATCAACACTCGCTCCTAAACTGGCAGGTAAAGAAATGTTGTAAGTTGCGCCACCAAGGAAAGATTCTTCAAACGAATATACATAATTCAATGGCGATAAATCAGCATCATTGGTTATTGGCACAATTAGCGAAAAAGAACCAGTATTGTCTAAAGTAGTTGTTAAAGTTGTGGGCACAATCATTCGGTCAGCAGCGGCATTAACTAAAAAACTTGGGTTAGTTATTTTCACTTGGCCAGCAACTGGACTACCAGTGAAATCAATAAACTGCCCTGTTAAAGTGATAGTAGTTATATTGTTTGGTAAAGGCATTTAAGAAGCCTTTACTGGGAACAATAATGAATTAACGCTTCCTTTATTGTCTAGTATATTACTCATAGCCAAGATGTAACTATTTACTAAAGCAACATGACTATCAGAGGCTGCTATTGCCGCGTCTAATTCAGTAGTTAAGTCGCCAAATAATTCATCAGCAGAAGTTGCTAATGCTTCTATTACAGTTACTCGAGCGTCTAAAGCGTCGAAATCTTCTTGGCTAACATAAAGAGCGCCGCTACCATCATCTGCTACGGCTGGGGCGACATCAGCAAGGTCGATAGTGCCTCCTGCTGTATTAGCAGGCAACAACATGTCAAAAGTACGACCGCCTACAAAGGCTTCTTCGACTCTATAAGTAAAGTTAGCAGGAGCAGCATCAGGGTCGTCAGTCGCGACTAATGCTTGAGAAAAAGCGCCGTTACTGTTTAAGGTGACAGTAATAGTTGAGTTAATTAAAATTATGTTGCTTGTTACGTTTTTTAGAACTGCCCTTGGAGTGAATTTCACCTGTCCAGCAATAGGATTTCCTGCAATATCTAAATAGGTGCCAGTTACTGTAATAGTAGTTAGGTTATTTGGTAATGCCATTTGAACTCCTAACTAAAGAAAAATAATGAGGCTATCTCAATCGAAGCGGAATCAACTGTAACGCTAGCCCATTTAACTCCGCCTGTCTCAGCAGAGTCGGCAGTAAGAACTGTGTTATTGGCGCCAATAGGGAGACGACCTACTGTGTTGTCGGCCGTCGCTACAAAGATATCGCCTTTAGCGTCGACTAAGGCTTGCGGTACTGGATTTTGAATAATCGAAATACCCATAACTAAACTCCTTGACGAATTACACTAACAGATTGAGTTCCAGAGGCAACTACGCCGTAAAGGCCTTCGCCTGCTTGTAAGTCAATAGCAAATGCACTTCCACCTACTAGTAAATAACCATAAGAGGCGCTTGTTACTCCTGTGCCGCCAATAAATACATTTACTCCGCCTGCTGGGTTTTGCACTAAAACTGTTTGCCCATCTCGCCCCGCCTCTGCTGCTGAAAGCAAAGTAGCAGTAGCGCCAACGCTTACAACTCCATGTGTGATTGCCATTTGTTACTCCTTCTAAAAGGGCGACTATTTCTAGCCGCCCCTCTAGTTTACTTTACGTCCTCAGTATTAAGGACTTTGGCCTTAGTTTCTTTCTTAGGTGTTTCTATTTCTTCGGTTGTAAGAAAAGTTAGATAGCGCATACCTTCTAAAGATTTAGCGTTTCTCCAGCCACTTACGTCTAAAACTGTGCCTGATGGTAATAGTTTGCCATCAACAGTCATTGACTTTAATAGTTTCGCTTTCATTTTATGCTGTGGTATCAATCCAGCAATATGAGAATGTTGCTTCTGCTTGGTTGATTGAACCAGCAGTTGGATTGTATAGATAAATCGAAACTGTGTCAGCGGCTGTTACTGCAGCACCAGCGAAAATCAAATCATCATTTAAGTCTGATGGTGGGTTTACGATAATGATGTCAGTTGTAGCAGCGCCAGTTAATGTAAAAGTTGTCGCACCGCGAGTAGTAGCGTTAATAGAAGCAGGGTCGATTGCTACTGTTCCGAATTCAATACCATAAACAGTATCGTTATCGCCAATTTGTAGTGCTCCGACTGCCGCTTCGCCTTTTGTCAGTCTGTTTACTTGTGCCATTTTGTTCCTTTTCTATGAAAAGAGGGAGAGCCTAAAAAGACCCTCCCCCTTAAGTTTACTTAATTAAGCGACGATTGAAGTCCAGAAATAACCAAGGTCAGAACCAATTACTTTATTGTCGAAAGCCATTTCAGCCTCAACACGCTCTGCCTTTAGAGATTCCATACGGAATGAACTTACGCCAATAGTTGAACCGATTCCACCTGAAACACCTGTCCATGAGAAGGTATATCCAGCAGAAGGAGTCAATAGTCCTGGGCTTGGAGCAACGTAGGTTAGAAGTGCACCTTTGCCGTAAGCAAAATCATATGCGCCTGTAGCACCTTCGTTGTTTGTAGCCTTAACTGCCTTAGCAACAAGAACTCTTGGAATATCAAACATAGCAGCAATCATGTCTGCTGTAATTGTTTGAGATGAAGTGTACTTGATACGGTCGACTAGGTCTGGGTGATTCTTCAATTGACGGAAGGTTTCATAACCAAGTACAAGAGTGTTTGGCTCCATACCAGTTGTGCTAAGGATATCGCTCTTAGCCTCTTCGATGTCATTGATTGGGTCTGAAGATGAATAATCTGACCACTGTTTTGTCTGTCCTGATGATGGTGCACCTGAAACACCAGTGATGTCAGTTCCCCATACGCCAGTTGTAAAGAAGTCTGAAACGAACTGCAATTCCTTACGAAGAAGCATGCGGTGAGTTACGAACTCAGTTGCCTCTGAAAGTGGATTCAAAGGAGCATCTGCGTTAGCAACTGTTTGGTCGCCTACATCTTTGTGGAAGGCATATACATCGGCAGAATAAGTGCCAGTGGTTAGGTTGTAACCTGAACCTGCTGACTCTGTTCCATCTGCACGGCGTTGAGCCTCATCACGGAACCAGTCGTTCTTTGTGTATACAAAGTACTTATCTGATTTCTTGTCTACTGGGACAACTGGGAATACTTTGTCCGCAATAAAATTTTGTTGATTTTGTAGATAAGCGACTGAGATGTTAGTCAGAATCGCGTCTACGTGAACTGAATTGATATTTGGCTGTGGCATTTTTTATACGCTCCTTATGCTGCTCTACCAGGGTTAGCGCAATTGATTACAGCAGTCACGATGTTTCCATCAGCGGCTGATTCTGTAAGTAATGTGCCAACGACATATTTGGTTGTGTCGGTTCCAGCAACTAAGGCAACTGCCTTACCTGTAGATGATGTTCCTACAAGTGCGCCTTCTCCTATTGCTGCTCCTGCAACAATCTTTGTACCGCCTACTACAAGCACTTCTGCTTCTTGTCCTGCGGTTGGAGCATTTTGTAGTACGCCAATTGGGATATCAGTGGCTGCGGCTGCTGCTGCTGCCTGTCCTGATGAATCCAATTTGACGAAGGTGTATTGCTTCGCAGAAAGGTCAGCGGCTGCTACCAGCGTTACCTTTACGGAATAATTACTAATTTCGTATGCCATTTTTAAGCACCCTTCTCACTTAGATATTGTTGGTACAGATCAGGATTAGACTTAACGGCATTAGCAAATGCTTGTTCGAAAGTCATTCCATTTTTTTGCTCAGTTGCAGACTTTGCTAATGAAGTTAATTGCTCATAAGCGTCACCTGTTGCAGGTGTAGCACTCTTGCCGATTTCAGCAAAAATGTTTGCTGACTCTGCTTGTGCGTTAACTGAATTAAGTGCGTCTTCAACTGACTTTGCTAACTCTTCGTTAATTTCTGCTAATTGACGAAGGGCTGGTCCAACCTTTTCAGCATCTAGGCCTAGGAATTTCCAAGCCTTTGCTTTTTCAATTGCTTCGGTATTAGCCCGAGCAACTCTCTCTGACTTTAGAATTTCTTCTGCAGTGTTAGCACGAGCGGTTGCTTCTTGTGCTGATTTCTCCAAATCTTCCAACATCTTACGAAGTGGCTCTGGAGCCTCTTTTACTAATGCAGCAGTATCAACTACTACTTCTTCGTCCTCTGACTTCTTGAGTTTCTTGTTAGCCATTGCTAATTCTTCCTCAAGCATTTTGATTTTATTCATCATGTCGTCATAGGACATTTGTCCTTTAGCCTTATCTACTTCTTCAGTAGATAGAACTTCAGGAGTTACTTCCACGTTATTGTTTTCTGACATGGCTTCCTCCTCAGTCCCTTTCTGGAACTCGTTTGAGTTATCTTGATTATTGCTTAGGTCTGAAAGAAGGTCGTCCACGCCAGTTAAATTCTCTGACTTGATGACTAACCAACCTTCATGAAGGTGAGCAGGATGGTCGACGCCACTAGTTTCCTCAATGTTGAGACCAACCATTTTGCGGGCCTTGGCCATACTTCTCCTTTTCATCATAGATAGTTCCTATGTACGTGGTTCTATCCCGATAATCAGAATAATAACACACGATGGTCTTTAGTTTAGCGAGTAGTTGGCTTGATTTCAGGCTAGAGGATTTGATTGATTGTTGTGTTTTGTGTTCTTGAAATCTAGGGTCTTTTTAACAAAACAATCGTTGCAAATTACTAGGGTGCCCCATGCCTGCCCGCCAAATTTAGGGTTAAAAATACGCCCGCAAAAGGGGCAAGGTTTTGGACTAGCCATTGACTATTTAAGACTCACTTAACTGGTCCGCCTACAATCCAAGCATCACAAGTTCTTTTAGCAGCGCACTTAAAATCAAAAGCCTCGCAGTAGCCAAGGTCGCCAGCCCTAGTTGTATCCCAAGCATTGGCAGCGGTATCGCCTGTTTGTAATCCTTCTTTAATACAATTTAACATTTTTGGGGTTTGAATAAAGGCAGCGCAGTTACCGCATACAGATTTCTTAGCCTCAGCGACTGTTGTATCCCACCGCTCGGCTTTTTTCTGCCAAAACTCACTATTAGGCTGATTAGGATTTAATGGGCCGTAAGCCGCTTTATCAATAGCGCTCTCTCTATTTTCTAAATTTTTTTCTACATCCGTAGTCGCAATAGGGCAGCCTTCTGCCTTATTAACTGAAAACTTATTTACAGTTAACATTACTCCTCTTCTGAATTCCTTAAAGGGAAAGTAGCGACCCAAAGTACGCTACAAAGAATAATAGCATAACCGACGACAGTTTTGGCAGAACCATCTAGGACTACCCAAGCAACGAACATACCTAGTAGCGTCCAAATTTGGTTAGCAATATCTGAGAACCATTTTTTCATTACAATCTCCTTCTATAAGTCGCACTACCTGCAATTGCGGCGGTAGCAGTTGCTTGTACGGCAATACCGCTTACGATAACGGCAGCAACAATCGTTTGTTCTGACTCAGCCCGCTCTGCGTCAGACATATCGGCTCCAATGTTTCCTAAAGCCATAAAAACTTCAGCAGGGTCGTTAAAGATTCCGCTTAGTAATTCTACTGGACTCTCTAGCACAAGTAATGCTGCGGCTACTTCAGCAGTAATAACTACGGCATTTCCATTTTCATCTTGCCTAATTTCTACAGGCGTAGCGGGAGGCAAGTCTTCATAAGTGATACCTGCGTTTGTTAAAGTTTCAGCACTAATTGGCTCTCCATTTGCTTCTTCTAGCAAGGCCTCAGCGATTAACTCAACATCGGCCTGACT